GATTGGAATGATTATTATTGGGAAATCAATGGAACAACAGAACCACAATTATTTGCAGGACATCCAAACTTTAAACATAACATTGTAGCAACAGCACATCGTTCAAGATTATCATCATTACAGATTGAAGAGAGACCAAGATAATGCAATTAAAAAGTTTATTAAAAGAAAATGAAAAAGATAGTTTAATTTTAAAATTTGAAAATAAAATTAAACAAAAAGAAAAAGAAATTAAACAAAGAGAAAATGTAATTTCAAATTTAAATGAGGAGGGCACTGATTTAGCTAATCAAGTAATTGCATTAGAAAAAGAAAGAAATTATCTTTTAAATGAACTAAACAATTCTAAAAATTTAGAATCAGGTGTTTTTTCACTAAAAGAAAAAAAATATATAGAAAAAATTGAATCATATAAAAATACCATAAAAGAATTTCAATCAGAGGCTGTTCCTTTATATGAAGAATATACTAAATTGAAAGATAGACTTTCTCATAAAGATGATTTATTAAAAAAACAATTAAAGGTAATTAGACAATTAAATGAAAGAAAGAATAAACTTAAAGATAAATTGAATTATGAAATGTTAAAAGAACCAGAAGTCATTCGTGAAGAAAAATTAGTGTATTTAGGAAAAGATAATTTGAATATTTCTAATACAATTAGTTTATTAACAAATATTTCAAGAAAAAAACAAGGTAATAAAAAATTAACTTGGAAAGAGTGGTTAGATATACCAGAAAATGTTTATTTATTAAACATAAATGAAGAATTAGGTAAAAAAGTATTTAGGGAAAGTAATCGGTTAATACAAGAGGCTATAAATAATTCAAATTCAAGTAACTCTGTAAACTCTCAAGGTTTAAAAGGACAAACAATCACTCCTCTTTTTGGGCTTGATTTTGATGGTGATAGACAAAGCCTCAATACAACATTTCCTGAAGAAGATTCAGAACAAACACCAACAGATAGAACTTATTCGTGGTGGATGAAAGCGTCTGTAACAGGTGGAAATAGAGGTTGTTGGGGTTATGGAGGAAGAAGAAGAGAAGCTTTTCATTTAAACCAAAGTAATAGACCTGAATTAAACTTAGGGAACAATTTTTTAGCACGATGGTCGGATATTCCTGAACAAGATGATGGTGAGTGGCATCATTGGATGGTATTTAGTGATGTATCCGACCCAAGTAGTGCAGAACTATATGTAGATGGGGTATCAATCGCACTACATGCTGGTAGCACTAAAACTAATGGAAGTTTAAACGACCACGATGCAACAGCATTAGTGATAGGAGGTTGTGATACAGGTAATGATAACTCTGAACACTTTGAAGGTTCTATAACAAACTTTGCAGTATTTTCGGGTGATGTAACAAGTAGAGCAGTTTCTCATTACAATAATGGAATACCTAAAGATGTAAGTAATGAATCAGATTTAGTGCATTATTCAAAAATAACTGATGAAAGTTTAGGAAACGCTACATTTGATGGTGACGCTCCAACATTTAATACTATGATGAAAGTAAAGGACACCATTCATAGAGGAAAACAATTGACAGCAAGTATTTCAAAAAATGAAAGAGGATAGATAAATGGCTGTTCAACAAATAACAGGAAAAAGAATTACGAAGTTTGATACTTCTAATCCTAATTATCAAGAAACACCTAAACCTAAACAAGAGGTGAGTGGTAATATTAAGGATGATGAAGATGTTTATGGTGAGAGAAAACATACTTACACACCTGAACCAAATGGTAATTTACAAATGGAACAAATGATGGGTAAGTTGATGAACAAGTTGGATAACTTTGATTCACCAAGTCAAACAGGTATAAAGGCAGTTGAGGTTGATATTAAAAAAGAGATTGCAATTGGTAAAGCTGATATGAGTAGTATTAAATCAGAAGAGGTAAAAGGTAAGGTAAACAATAAACTGGATAAACTTAAAAAACTGAGAAGACGAAATGGCCGTTAATAAAATTACAAATAAAGATGTTGTTAACCGAGGATTAGTGAATAGAGCTAATGAAGTTTCTACAAAACAAACAACTATTCGTGGTAATAGAGAAACAACTATTATACCCGGCAACAACTTTTCAGATAATTATGCAATCACACTTAAAGATGTTGATACTTCTGTTTTAAATCATGTAAAAAATGTGATGAAACCGAGAGTTAAAGAAGCTAACGAAACTTTTAAAATACCCGTTTATTATGGTAACGAGGAAAGGTGGAAAGCTGTTAGAAAAAGAGGAGTATTAAGAGATAAAAATAATTCATTAATTTTACCATTAATTATGTTACGAAGAACAGAAATTGCAAGAAATGATTTATCAGGCCAATCATTTCCACATGATGTAAGAAATAAACACATTAATGTAGTTAGAAACTCAAGTTGGAGTAGAGATAATCAATACGATAGATTTTCAGTACAACAAGGAATCAAACCTGTATTTGAAAATATAGTAACTACAATGCCTAATTATACAGATGTAACATATGAATTTATATTATGGACTAATTTTATAGAACAAATGAATCCATTAGTGGAATCTTTTGTAGACCAATCACATACATATTGGGGTGGTGGAGAAAATAAAAAGTTTTTATGTACGATTGATAGTGTATCTGATGCATCAGAAATGAATCAAGATGGTGAAAGATTTATTAAATCAACATTTAGTGTAACTACAAAAGCTTATTTATTACCAGAATATTTAAATTCAGTAATAACAAACAAAGTTTCAAATATGAGAAAACAACTAACACCGTCAAAAGTTGTATTTGGATTTGAAGGTGACGCCACGGACGAACAAGTAGGAAAATAATTTACTCGTTTTCTAAATTTATATATACTTATATATAGACAGTAAATAATTCATAAATGGAGGTTACAATGCCAGAAGAAGTAAAATTCACAGAAGAAGAACTTACACAAGTTCAAAATATTCAAAAAGCGTATGTTAATATTCAACAAAGTTTTGGACAATTAAAGTTAGCTGAACTTAAATTAAAAGAACAAGAGGATGAATTAACAAATAATTTGTCTAACATACAAACAGAAGAAAAAAAGTTTCTTGATTCTATAACTAAAAAATATGGAACCGGAACTTTAAATCCAGAAACAGGATTATTTGTACCAAATAAATCTGAATAATCAAAAAAATATTATTGTTTGGGAATTTAATCATATATTTATATATGAATAATACTAATGCGCAAATATAGTATTTACCTCAAAAATTAAAAAGTTAACTTAGGAGAAATTCAATGGCCGAAAAAATTGTATCGCCTGGTGTATTTACGAATGAAATAGACCAATCATTTTTACCGGCTGCTATTGCTGATATTGGAGCGGCTCTCATCGGGCCAACTGTCAAGGGTCCTGCAGGAATCCCAACCATTGTAACATCATTTTCAGACTTTCAAAATAAATTTGGAGATGTATTTAAGAGTGGTTCAGATTCACAACAGTTCTTAACATCACATGCAGCTGAACAATATTTAAAAAATTCAAACACATTAACTGTAGTTAGGATAATGGCTGGAACATTTAGTCCAGCTACCGCAACTATTACAAATTCAAACACTGTTGGGACTTCATTTGGTTCTGCATCAATTAAATTGATGGCTAATGATGATGGCCCCACAGGTGATAATACTGATGCTCTTCCAAGTGGTTCACAACACGAATTAACAATTGGTGGTATAGATTTCGTGCCTGTAATATCTGCTTCATTGTTTGATAATAGTAGTCTTGAAAGATATGTGACTATAACCACAACAACTGATGGATTTGGTCAAAATTTAAGAGATTCAATAAATTCTGCTACAATCGCTGGATTAACATCAGTATCAGCTTCATATGCAGCTGGTACAAATATAATAGGACTTACTGGTTCATCAGCTGGAACTTCAGGTAATGTTACAGTAACTACTGGTTCATCTCAACCACTTGCTGCAGCAGCCACCCAAGATGTATTCACTAATCCTACAGATGGTCTTTCAGGATTTAGTCTACAAGGTGGAACGGATAGTGAAACCACTTCAACATCATTTGTTCTTAGAACAATTGCTGATGGGACAATAATGAATAATGCTGATTCTACTGTAACTACAAATAGTGTTCTTGTAAGTGGTTCAAAACACAATTTAAGATTTGAAATATCAAATGTTAATAATAAAAAAGGTACGTTCACACTTTCAATTAGAAGAGGTGATGATAATGTTAAAAGAAAACAAACATTGGAATCATTTACAGGTGTAAACCTTGACCCTAATTCACCAAACTTTATTTCAAAAGTAATTGGAGACCAAAGACAAACTGTAAGAACGGATGAAAATGGTAATCCATATTTACAATTAAGTGGTTCATATCCAAATAAATCAAGGTTTGTAACTGTTGAAGAAGTAAATTCAACAATAGATTATCTTGATGAAAATGGAGAGGTAAGAGTTCCTGCTAATTCTGCCTCATTACCTTCAGTTGGTAGTGGTTCATCTAATGGTGGATTTACTGGTGGTGCTGATGGACAATGTGGTTTTGATGCTTTAGGTAATATGAATGGTAGTCTAACTGGAGGTAAGGTTAATTTCTATGAATTTATAGATACACAAACACAAGGTTTAAAACCTCAAACACCTGATGAAGGACAAAATGCATATGTACAAGCATTAAACATACTTTCAAATCAAGATGAATATGATATTAACTTGATTTTAGCACCTGGCATCATTGATAGTGTTCATCCAATAGTATCTAAAAAAATCATAGATGTTTGTGAGGATAGAGCTGATTGTTTTGCAATTATCGATCCAGTTGTTTATGGTAAAAATGTATCTGATGCTACTGCAAGAGCTGAAGCGAGAGATTCAAACTTCGCAGCTATGTACTGGCCTTGGGTTAAAGTGCCTGATTCACTAATAGCTGGAACTCAAAGATGGGTACCGCCATCAGTTACATTGGGTGGTGTTTATGCATTTAATGACCAAGTAGCTCATCCGTGGTTTGCTCCTGCCGGATTGAATCGTGGTGGAATTGATGTCGCTGTACAAGCTGAAAGAAAACTAACTCAATCTGATAGAGATACATTGTATGATTCAAATGTTAATCCAATCGCTACATTTCCTGGACAAGGTGTAACGGTATTTGGACAAAAAACATTACAGAAGAAAGCAAGTGCATTGGATAGAATCAATGTAAGACGATTATTAATCAGAGTTAAGAAGTTCATCGCAAGTTCTTCAAGATTCCTTGTATTTGAACAAAATACTGCTCAAACAAGAAACAGATTCTTAGGAATTGTAAATCCATTCTTAGATAGAGTACAATCACAAAGTGGTTTAAGTGCGTTTAGAGTGGTGATGGATAGTACGAATAATACACCTGATACAATTGATAGAAATCAATTAGTCGGACAATTATTCTTACAACCAACAAGAACTGCTGAGTTTATTGTATTAGACTTTACAATACAACCCACAGGTGCTGCTTTTCCAGAGTAATAGTTAGTTAAATAAACTAAAGAAAAGGGATTTATTTAAATATAAGTCCCTTTTTTTTATATTTTTTATATTTATATATGAAGAATTAAATGTAACAAAATTTACATGTTAAGGAATATTAGGAGAAATTAAATGGCTATAGGAGAATTAATAGAACCAAATGATTTGATGTTTAGGGATTGGGAGCCAAAACTTAAAAATAGATTTGTGTGGGATGTAGAGGGTATAAATGCTTATACTGTAAAAGCTATGAACAGACCAACTCTTGAATCTGAAGAAATCGCCCTTCCACATATCAATGTAACAAGATATGTCAAAGGTAGGTCACAGTGGCAACCAGTTGATATTACTTTGTACGACCCAATCGTACCAAGTGCAGCTCAACAAGTAATTGAGTGGATTAGATTATCACACGAATCAGTAACAGGTAGAGATGGATATTCAGATTTTTATAAGAAAGAAGTTAAATTCCGTTTATTAGGTCCTGTCGGTGATACAGTTGAAGAATGGACATTAGTTGGTGCTTATATTCAAAGTGCTAATTTTGGTGATTTAGCGTTTGAAGATTCAACTCCTGTTGAAATTACTTGTACAATAAGATATGATTACGCAATACTTAATTTCTAATAAATACTTAAACTGAAATATAAGAAAACCCTTAATAAGAAGAAATATTGAGGGTTTTTTTATTTTATATATATTTATATATGGAGAATATAATGAAAACAACATTTGAAGAAATAATTGAAGTGGTTTTAGAACATGAAGGTGGATATGTAAATGATCCAGATGATGCTGGTGGGGAAACCAAATATGGAATTGCTAAAAGATGGTATCCTGATGTGGACATTAAAAATCTTACAATAGAACAAGCTAAGCATATATATCATACAGACTATTGGAAACCAGCGAAATGTGATTCAGTTCCTCCACAATTAAGGCATATTTATTTTGATATGTGTGTTAATTTTGGTAGAAGAGGAGCTGTAAAGGTTTTACAACAGGCTGCTAATTCTAAAAGTAGAGATAAAATTGAAGTAGATGGTGGGATAGGACCAAAGACAATAAATGCTATTCAAAAGATATCATTAGATAGAGTAAGAGCATATCGTGTGTTACGATTTGCAAACATAGTTATCGATAAACCAAACCAAGAAAAGTTTTGGATGGGTTGGTTTAGACGGGCGATTGAAGTTTAACTAAAGTTATAGGAGATATAAATGTCAACAGATAAATTATATAGTGAAATAAAAGAATTATTTGAACAATTTGAAGAAAATCATGCAGTATTTTCGGAAAAAGGTACAAAAGCAGCTGGTGGTAGAGCGAGAAAAGCTATTGGTGAAATAAAAAAATTAGTTACAGGTTATAGACAAGCGTCTGTTTCTGAATCAAAATAATCGGAGGTTATAATGGCAGATAATAAATTTCCAAGTGAAATGATTGATTTACCCAGTAAAGGTAAATTTTATTCAAAAGAGTCCCCACTATCAGAGGGTAAAATTGAAATCAAATATATGACAGCAAAAGAAGAGGATATATTGACATCACAGAATCTTATCAAAAAAGGTGTGGTTATAGATAAATTACTTAATTCTTTAATATTAACTAAGGGTGTATCAACTGATGATTTATTGTTGGGTGATAAAAATGCTGTTATGGTTGCAGCTAGAATATTAGCATATGGACCAGAGTATGTGTGTGAAATTACAAATCCAACTACAGGAGAATTACAAGAACAAATATTTAATTTAGCAGATTGTCCGTTTAAAGAAACAGAAAAAGATATAACGGAAAATTTATTTGAGTGTGAATTGCCTATATCTAAAAAGAAAATTAAATTTAGTTTACTTACGGGAAAAGAAGAAAAATTAATTGATACAGATTTAAAGGCATCAGCTAAATTTGTTGGTGGTGTTGTTCCTGAATTAACTACAAGATTAAGGTATTTAATTAAAGAGGTTGATGGTGATAACTCACAAAGTGTGATTAATCAAACTGCTATGAATATGTTAGCTAGAGACTCTATATTTCTAAGAGAAGAGTTAAAAAAAGTGTCTCCAGATATTGAATTATCACAAGAAATAGAAATAGGAGGCCAATCCGTCAAGGTAGATATACCTATGACGGTTGAATTTTTTTGGCCTAAAACCGGAAGATAAACCAAAACTTCACGAACAAATATTTCAATTAATGTATTATGGAAAAGGATTTACACATTCCGATATATATGATTTACCTATTTATTTAAGAAATTTTTATTATCAAAAATTAGTTGATACTCGTAAAAAAGAAAATGAAGAAATAAAAAAAGCTAATCAAAAAGCAAAGTCTAAAAGTCCATCTATAAATCCAAGATTTAAAAGGTAATTTTTTGCATATTTGATATTTATATATGAATAGATACATCTAAATAGGAGAATATTGTGTCAAAGAAAAAATCATATATGAATCATAAAAATGTTTTGTTAGAAAACAAATTAATTGATGTATTTAAATTTTTAATTGGATTAAATAAATCAAAAAAACAAAAATTATCTTCAAAAGAAAAACAAGCCTTAAAAAATCCAAAAATACAAAAATTACTAAAAGGATTCTATAAAAATTTAGACACTGCTAAAAAACACAGTAATGATGTCAGAAGAGAATTAAAAAAACTTGGATATGAAACAGATGGATTACGATAATGGCTACTGAGGCTGAAATAAAAAAAAGAATAGAGGCTCTTACAGAAGAAGCTGAACTTCAACAACAAATATTTCAAAATGATAATAGAAGAACTACCGCCTTACAAAAATCTCAAAAGAAAATGGAAGAGATTTTTAAACTTGAAAATCAAATAAGTGAAACAAATAAAGACATAAGTAAAACAATTAGTGGTCTTGTTAGTAAAGAAACTAAACTTAAAGTTTCAGGTAAGGATAGGTTGGGTTTACAGAGAAATGTTGTCAATGAAACAAAAGAGCAATTAAAAGACACTCAAGGGTTATTCGCAAAAAATAAATTAAATGAATCACAAGCCAAAAAGTTAAATGATATTAGTGAAAGCTTAACATCAGGTGGTTCTGATTTAACAGGTATTAAACTTGCACAATTAGAATTAGATAAAATGATTGCTGAGGAGCAGGATGATATAGTTAAAAGTAATTTAGAGGGTTATAGAGCAACTTTAGGAGCTGAAGAAAGAAGATTAAAAATAAATGAAGCTTTACAGTCCACATTGTCCGCGACTGATAGTATTTTAGGTGGAATAGGTTCTTCCATAGCAGGATTTTTAACAAATCCCTTAACCATAGCCACCGCAGTTTTACTCACATTCAATGAAACTCAACAAGCCATTGGTGATGAATTTGGAGCACTAGGTGTAACTCAATTTAGAGATGATTTAGCTGGAGCATCACAAGAATTTACTAAAATAGGATTAGAAGCAAAGGACGCTTTAACTTCGACTAAAAGTCTATCTTCTGAGTTTGGTATTGGATTTCAAAAAGCATTAAGTTTATCAGATTCAATTGGTGATATTGCAGTTTCAACTGGAATGTCTGCAGAAGAATCTGGAAAATTAATTGGAGCACTTACCACAATAGGTGGTTTGACTGAACAAGGTGCAGTTGAATTAGCTAAATCTGCTGAGTCTTTAGCTGTAGCTAATGATGTGGCACCTGCTGTTATTTTAAAAGACATAGCAGCAAATACTGAAACATTTGCTAAGTTTTCATCCGCTGGAACGGAGGGATTAACAAGAGCAGCCATACAAGCTAGAAAACTTGGTGTAGAATTTAGTTCTATTGCCGGTGCTGCGGAGGGTATGTTAGATTTTCAATCTTCATTAAATGCTGAAGTTGAAGCCTCTGTGTTGTTAGGTAGAAATGTTAATTTACAAAAAGCTAGAGAATTAGCACTATCTGGTGACTTAGAAGGATTTCAATCTGAAATACTAAAACAAGTTGGTAGTCAAGCTGAATTTGACAAAATGAATGTTTTACAGAAAAATGCATTAGCTAAAGCTACTGGATTAACTGTTACTGAATTAGGTAAAATGGTTTCAAAAGAAAAAGAAGCAGTTACTTTACAAGGTGAACTTGCAAAACAAGATTTAAGTAAAATAGTGCCTGAAGAAACAATAACAGCAACTGCAGAACTTATAGGTAATTTTAAAGCGATTGGATTAAGTTTAGCTGAAACATTGGGGCCAACTCTTGAATTTGTTGTGGGAACATTTGGTGGACTTTTAAAATTTGTAGATGATTTTATTGGAATAGGACCTGCTTTACTTGGTTTATTTGTAGCTATAAAGACTAATGCTATGATAGCTGCGGCTGCTCAAATATATAATGCAGTTGCTGGATTTTTTGGAGCTGCAGCATTGGGTTCAACAGCCACACTTGGATTTGGAACATTAGTGATGGTTGGAATGGCTACAGCTGCGGTAGCTGCTCTAATGGCATCACTTTCAAGTGTTGGTGATTTGAGCTATAAAGCTGGAGACAGACCTATAGTATCACTTCCAAATCAACCAAATGCACTAATTGGTAGAAAAGATGACGATGTGTTAATGGCTCCAGGTATAGCAGGAGGTGGAGGTAATGTTACTAACGATGCATTGATGGCTCCAGGTATAGCAGTAGGTGGAGGTAATGGTGAACAAGCAAAATTAGGAATGAGAATTGATAAAACAAATGAAAAACTCGATAAATTGATAGCAAATATGGAATCATATTTTGGATTAGGTGGTAGTGCTATTAGAGGTATAGGTAATAGGGTTGGTGAAAACGTAAACGCTAATATGGTTACATAGGAGAATATAATGTCATTTGAAAATTTAAAACATATATTTGAAGAACATGGAACTAACACAGGTGAAGGAACAAAAGCATTCTTTGAAACACCTGCAGGAGGACCAGTACCACAACCATACAGTGGTAATCCACCTAATTCTAATTTGATAGATTTTAACACTAACACTAATACTTTACTAAAAGCATTTTTTAGTTCACCCATAGGAGGGCCAATACCACAACCATATAATGGAAATCCACCTAATTCTAATTTGATAGATTTTAATAGTAATCAAGATAATTATCCAGCAGAATTTAACACACCAACTCTTGAAAGTAAGTTTAATGAAGCTGTCCCAAATGAATTATTTAGTGAACCAGCATTTCCATCAAATTATACACCACAGAATACACTTAACGCGGATGGTTTTTTTGTAAATAATGATGTATTGGGAAAACATGGGTGGCCAGATTTATATACACCAAATCATAAATCAATAAATATTACTAATCCAAGTCCAAGAGCTGCGAATCCATTTCAACCTAGAAGAGGTGGACTGGATATAAAAACAGACATTGGTTCAAGAACGTCTGGAATAGGATTACTTGGTAATTTATTAAATAGTTCAGGTATAGGTAGTGATGCAGTCAGCGGAGCAAATATTTTAGATGGTAGAGAACCATATGTAGTAAGTAGAATACCAAAAGACGGTGATGGTAATATAAATGGAAGACTTATAAACTTTGGAAGTCGTAATTTACCATTTGCTAGAGCACTAACGGATACATTTAGAGTTGGTAAATATTTAACATCAACTAAAGGAATACTCAATATAGCTTTAAAAAATGCTGATTTATTTATTCCACAAACTGTTGTAAAATCAAAAGTAACAGGTTTTAAAAATGACCAATTGATACAAATCCCACAGCGATTCAATAACGGATATGATCCATTATCAACATTAATACAAGTATCTCCATTGGCTAGACTTATTGGTCAAAGTTCAATACAGGCAACTCAGTCGGGTATTATAAAAAATAAATATGGAGATGATGTTGCATTTAAACTAAACGAAACATTTATAGGAGGTGTTCCTGCAAATCGACAAATCGGAGATGAACCACCAGAAAATTTATTAAATGCTAGTGTTAATGGAGTTAAAATAGTTAGTAAATTTACAACTGGTGGTGATAAAGCCACTTTAGCAGAAATGATTACAGGTGAATCATTAACCGCTACAGGAGAGCAAACCAAAGGAGATACGAGTGCTGATGTAACGAATTATTCAGTCTCTGCAGAAAAAGATGGAATGCCTGTATATTTTAAAGATTTAAGAGATAATAAGTATATATTTTTTAGAGGTTATGTTGATGGTATAACAGAAAGTATCACCCCATCTTGGTCTGAATCAACATATTTAGGAAGAAGTGAACCTGTTTATGTTTATGAAAGAGCCATACGAAGTATTTCTTTTAACTTAACATTAATGGCTCAAACTGAATTTGAACTAAAAAAAATATATGAAAAAATGGATAAATTAACATCATTATGTTATCCTGAATATGCAACTGATGTTTTATCAGGAAATACACGAATGAAACCACCATTAACTAAATTTAGAATGGGTGAATTATTTGGTAAAACAAATCAAGAAGAACTTGGTTTTATTGAAAGTTTGACTTATACTGTTCCTGAAAATTCTACTTATGAAAGTAATCCTGATACAGGTAGAGTTCCTAAGTATTTAACAGTCGCTATAACTTATAAAGTTATTCACGAATCTGTTCCTGATATTGATACTAATTTTTATGGAATTAATAAACCGGAGAATGCCTAATGAGTAATAGATATAAAAATGTATCTTTAAATTTTAAAAATGATAAATCATATCAAGGAACTACATTGTATAAAAAAGTTCCACTCAAAGATACCGATAAATATTTTATTGCTCAAGAAGGTGATAGGTGTGATAGTTTAGCAAATGAGTTTTATGGAAATCCAAAACTGTGGTGGTTCATAGCTAGAGTTAACAATATCAAAACAATGAATATTCCTGCTGGAACAAGTTTAAGAATTCCATTGACTGCTGAGGATGCTGAAGGGTTATAAAAATGATAAATAGACGAATATTTGGTGCTGATATACCAGTGATGGTAAAGAAAAAATTAGAAGCAAGACAAAAATTAGCTGAAGGTGCCAAAAACCCAAATGATCCAATTAATTCTGATTATAAAGATTCAAGAATGAAAGGGGGCCCAACTAATGATGGTAGATATGCATATAATGAGTTAATAGAAAATAATTTTAACATGGAGGCAGATTTATCGTCAAGAACTCCATTTGCTAGAATGTGGACAGCAGTTTCTTTATGTGACTCATCTCAAAAACCAACCGAAGACCAATTACGAACAGCGAATAGTATTCAGAGAAAAGAATTTTTAAAGTGGAAACCAAAAATATTAGCTAGAAAAATTTATGTTGTTGGAACTAATAATTTATCAACTTTAGCTAAAGATACAGCTTTAAATGATATGACTTCAGATAGTGAAAATTTTGATTCATCAACCTTAGTTTCTGTTTTTCCTATGGAACATTCTACAGCGGATGAAATAACAATTAAAGAAAATGGTGAAGAAATAACTAAAACAGTTTATGATAATAATAAATTTTTGAAACCTCAGGCTGGTATTATATCAGTTAGTAGTGAAACAGGTGGAACTTTAGGTGCTATTAAAACAACCACTATTAAATTTAAAGTATCCAACTTTAACGACTTTGATAACATATATAATAGATATTTTTTAAGACCAGGTGCTCAAATTTTTATTGACTTTGGTTGGGATACGTTAAAGTACCCATTATATGACCCAAATGTATTTTTAGATAGTAATCAAATTGAAACAGAATTATATGGTGAAAAAAACTCTAAAGATCCATCATCTAAAGATGGATTTATTACTAAAAATGCAGGGGATGTTGAAACTTTAATTGGAATAGTTACAGGATATGAATCAAATATCAATGAAGATGGTTCGGTAGAATGTAGTTTAGAATTAACTTCAAAAAACTCTTCTTTGTTAGGTTCTGCGAAAAATGCATCTGATAATAGTGATAGAGATAGTTTAAGATATCAATTTCAATTAGATACTTTACTTTTGTTTGAATCTATTTATAGACTCTCAGCGAATCAAGATGATATTGATGATTACACACCAAACAACAATTCATCTGTAGAAACAATAGACAAATTTAACAAAAAAGTACAAAAGTTAGCTTTTGATTCGTTTAGAGCTTTTAATTATGTACCATCAACTACGGCAACTTTATCTGGAGTAGCTATTATAGGAACTGATATATCAGATTCAGAAAAATATATTTCTTGGGGATTAATAGAGGATACTTTAATAAACAAAAATTTTGGCCATGGTAATAGCGCTGAAGAAATTAATACTGCTAAAAAAGAAAACTTACAAGTCGCTTTAGATTCAAGCGCAGCTTTTACTACATTTACACAAGCTTGGATAAACAAACAAAAAAGCACTCAAATATCACCACCAAAATTTATCGTACCTGAATTTTGGGATGATTCTTATAGTGTTAATTTGAATAAATCAGGACTTACAGAAGCCGGTAGAACTGCAGAATTTTCAGCTGAAGGTAAGGATTTTACCGAATTGAAAAAAAGTTTTAAAGAAGAATTTAATGAGTGGTTAAAAGAAAGCGCTCCAAAAGTAAATGAAGACTATCAATTTGGATTTTATAGAAAAAGTAAACCAATAACTGATTTTGATATAGAAAAAAGAAGAGTTCCAATTAGAGAAATAATGATACACTCTGAAGTGGTATTAGAAGCATTCACCAACAGTTCAAACACTACGTTAAAATCTGTGATTAATGATATGCTGGAAAAAATTAATGAAGATTCTTATGGTATTTGGAATTGGACTTTAGGTAGTGATGGTGATGATAAAAGACTTTCAGTTATTGATACCAATTTTTTAGATATTAGTTCCGATACCAGTCAAAATAAATTTAATAATATATTTCAATTTAACATAATGTCAAAAAATTCTATAGTTAAAAATTATAATGTTAGTTTGAGTTTACCTGAAGGTGAGATTGGAAGTATGTATGCTATACAGGCTTTATCTGGAACTAACGCTAATATTTTTCCAATAAGTAAATTAGTTGAACAACAATCTGCTTTACAAACTATAATTAATAAATATGGAAAAAATAAAGACATAGGATTTAGATATTTACCAGATATGGCACCATATAATGCTGTAAAACAAAGTGATAGTATTACTAATGGAGTAATTTATACAGATTATTACCGAGATTCAGCTGCTGTTTTAAAGACAAAAGCAGGTGGTGGTGCTTATAGTTCGATTGTAAATATTGATAATTTAGATACTGCAGTTGAAAGTACAACCACAACTGAAAATGATACAAGTGGAAATGAAACTGAAGAACTGAAACCAATGGAAAGAATCGCTCTTAACAAACAAAAATACGAAAAACAAGGATATATAACAGTAAACAATTCAGACGAATATTGGAAACTTCAAACCACAGGACAATTCACAATAGACGCTGAGGAAGTTAATTTTTTTAAACCAATACCATTACCGATGACGTTGTCATTAACAATTTATGGAATCAGTAGTTTAAAACCTGGTGATATATTTAGAGTTGATTATTTACCACAGGTTTATATTGAAAAAGTTTATTTTCAAGTGATAAAAGTTATACACAATGTTGACTCCTCAGGTTGGTATACTGAGTTAGAAACTCAATTTAGAATAAGACCAGATAAATATGCAGATGATAATATATTAACAGTTCGTTCAGATAAATCTTCAACTAGTGGTAAACCAATTTCAACAAAAATAAACGAAATAGATCCTAATGATACTCAGGATGCGGACAAAGATGCAACTAAACCTAAAATAAACAAGCAACTTCTAAACGATATAAATCAAGAAAGTCTTCAGGAAAGAGGGATGATTATTAAAAAAGGATCTAAATCCGCTATTAATACTGTAGCAGACACAATTTTATTTGGAGATGATGTTAAAGCAACTGTAGAAGACTTATTTCCACAAGGGACTGATAACTCTGCATATAGAGGAGGTAGTAAATATTATGGTTTTGCATGTCACATTCCATCAACAGCTAATATGACACAACACAGTTATAATATGCCAACAAAAGGTAAATTAAAAAATAGAGGATTTTGGTATAGTCCGACTACAAAACAAAACTCTATTTTTAAAAGTGATGCTCCAAGTGACTCTTATCCAAATACCTACATACCAAAGGGAACAGACATTAAAGTTATTAAAAATCTTGAAGATTTATATGGATATATGGTGGATATTCAAGAACTGGATGTAACTAATTTAAAACATATAAAATATGCTTGCAGATGTCGTTTTGACGGTGAGAATCCTTTACTTGTTGTTAATCCAATGTATTTTTATGATTGGTTTGGTGACTATAATTATTATTTAGGATATGGTGCTTCACATTTTTCAAAAAGTGGATATGGGCCACAAGGTGTAGGAGATACAGATACAAAAACACAACCTCATAATTGGGCTGTTAGAGGTCTCTACACCACAGAGACTTGGAATGCGACACAAGGTGAACCAGGTATTTTAGGAACAATGGTTTACTTTATTGTAAATGGTTCAAGCACAAAAAATCTACACTGGGGTGTTTTTCCTGTTGCTGGTGGTGCATCTCAAGGAGCTGATTTAAGGACATTAGATTTTGATACCAATTATAACTTTACGGAGGATTCAAGGAAATCTAGAGATGCTGGAGTTTCTGGTTATTCACCACAAATATAAAAAAAGCTTGTTTTTTAACATAAAAGGTTATATATTGTAGTATGATTTATATTGCTATACCCATATATTCAGAGCCATTCTTACATCCACTACATAAGAATAACAAGTTGTCGCTACTTTATATTAGAGAAATTCATGGACACGATGTGGATAATTGGGATGCATCAAAGAGTTATATCTTACCTCAAAAACATCCAGATTCCAATCAATACATGGTTGATTATTCATTTCTAATGAATGATAAACAGATTATTATCACACCTGATGCTAAAAAATTATTACCAATATTGCCTGAATATAGATGTATTCTTGATGTAAACATAGGACATTGGTGGTTACATGGAAAACCTTTAGACTTGGAAGTAAGAAATAACGCGATAGATTTTTTAAGTAATAAATACTACAATGTAAAAAAACTTAATGAAATCATACCAATAAGCAAACACAAAGAGTATTGTGATGAGGTTTCAGATAAGATATTAAAATGGGCACAGAAAGATTTAAATCCACTTATTGATGATGATGGGTGGTTTGAAAATAGTGGAGCACTTGATAAGGTGAATGCTTTCTACAATATAGAAAAAAATGGTGTAAAGGTATCCAATAATGTATGTGATATATTTGACGTGAGAGTTAAAAAACATATATCAAATGGTAAATTATATTCAAATTACAATCTAACCACAACCACAGGTCGTCCATCAAACGCATTTGGAACTGTGAACTTCGCAGCTCTACCACCAGAAAAGAGAAAAGCTATAGTGCCTGAAAATGACTATCTTGTAGAGTATGACTTTGATGCATATCATTTAAGATTAATCGCTGATTTAGTTGATTATAAATTTGATGAAAATTCAGTACACGAACATCTAGCAGAACATTATGATTGTTCATATGAAGAATCAAAACAAAGAACATTTAAACTATTGTATGGTGGAATTGATAAACAAACCAGAGAAAAAGTACCATTTTTTAGAAAAGTTCATGAATACATTAATTCAAAATGGAATGAAATAAATACACATAATTATGTTTATACTGATATTTATAGGAGGAAACTTACATATAATAATTACGAAGATTTAAATAGAAACAAAGTTTTTAATTATTTGATACAAGCTTTAGAAACAGAATCAAATATTAAGAAGATTTTAAAAGTTCAAGACTATTTATTAAATAAGAACACTAAATTGGTTTTA